TTCCTTTTTATGATAGAATTCCCACCTATCATCACCATCTTCCAAATAGTCATGCCCTACACTTTTATCTAATGAAATAGCTAATGCTTCTGTAAGAATTTCTGGTATTGAATCTTTAGAATTCTTATCGTCTTTACCTTCTAAGATTGAAATACTTTTTACAATACCATTGTATACTGCTTGGTCTTTTGCCCACTTCTCTGTTTCTTTTGTTAACCATTCTTCATCATCGGTTTTACCATTAAGAGTTTGCAAAACTTCATTACATTTACTAAATGCAACTTCATTCAAATCTTCACGGTTGTTTAGCTTGACTGATAGTACTTCTTTTGTTGGAGCTTTATTAAACTCCGAAATGTGTTTTTGTATTTCTATGAAGATTTGCTTCTCAGCGTTCTCCTTGAAATAATCTGGTTGTAAGAATATACCGACAATGCTTGAATAGTTTTCATTATATATAAGGTTCTCTAATATCAAAGTTTCAGTTCGCATCTTACCCTTTCATCAAAACATCCTTTATTAATTTCTTTTGTTTTACAACATCTACTTCTAAGAATGGCTTGTAATTCAAAACCAACTTCTTGTGATCTTGCCATATCGGGTCTTTGAGATACTTGTCAACCTCTGGTATGAAATTAAGTACCATATCCAATACAGCAAAGGTTTCCAATGATATCCTATTAGATAGGCTCAATTTTAATATATATGGGTGATTCATGCTATTTGTGATGAAGATTTCATCAAAGCTCTTTTCGTATTCCCTCATACATTTTAAAATTTCACCTATATCCTGTTGAATTTGGAAATTGAAATTATTCATTCTTCCCGTATATTCATCATACAAATCCGTATCAAAATGTGACGGATAAACAATTCCATTCGTAAATTGTGAAAGATAGAAAAATATCAATGCTTCCTTGTTATCAAAAGTTTTTCCAATATCTTTGAAAATCTTTCTTTGCATAGAAAAGTTTCCATTCTTTTCTTGCTTAGCAAAACTCCTTTGCATTGAATCAATATTATTCCAATTTCCCTTTCCATTATACTTAAAATAATCATACTCTCTTGTAAAATGTGCATAGATACCTTGATAAACTATCCATGCATTAAATGTAGATTGTAAATCATTATTACTCATTACCATCATTGCAATACAGCCCTCACAAATTCCATAAAGTTTTTAGATTCACTTACCACTGTTTCATCAACATTGTAGTATGATAAGCAATAAATACCACCTATTAATAAAATTCCTACAAACATCCATACAATATTTAATAACTTACGATTCATCCTTTTCTTCCTTGCGACTTCCATAATTAAACTCTTGAAACACAGCTTCTTCAAGTTGTTTCATTATGTCATCAGTAAAGTATTTTTCTGGATTTTTCACTATTGCTTTTTCAAATGCTTTAGTTCCATCTGGCATTTCAAATCTTGTAGAAACCTTTTTGAATATTCCATATTTTTCTGCAATAGCAACTAAACCAAAATATTTATCCAAACCAGTTTGATAATCTAAATGTGTTTCTATAATACTTTCTTCTTTTGTAAATCTACCCTTAACTAGTTTGCACTTAATAATATTTCCCAACACTTCAGTTCCCTCTTTGACTTTTCGTTTTCCTAGAGTAACAATAACTGAAGCTGCATACTTGATTCCACCACCACCAGAAATCTCTTTTGACGGGAACATACTACCAACTTTATCATAGGTGTGATTTGTAATGATAAGAGGAATATTTTTTACAGATAGTTTCAATGCAAGTGTTCTAAAAGTTCCTCTGATAACTGGAGCTCTTGTCATATCTCTTTTATCAGAACCACTAGCAACATCACCCATCTCTTTTAATGTAGAAAGATTTCCAAGTGAATCTAAGAATATCATAACCTTAGCTTCTTTAGGAACTCCCTCTATCACTTTTACACATTGCGTTCTAAATTCTTCTACAGTTGCTACTGGATATATAATAAACCTATCTGTATCTATACCCCTATCAGTAATCATATCTGTAGTCAACGCACCTTCACTCTCCCAATATAAAATAATACCTTCTTTATTAGTATCCAAAAAGTTCTTGGCTATACTCAATGCAAAAAATGTTTTACCAACCGATTCCGAACCTGCTAGACAGGTAATCTTGTTTGATGGAATACCACCATACATAGAGCCTGATAACAAGGCGTTTAAAGAAAAAGACCCCGTATCCAAAAAAGTATTGCAATCACCAAGAATCCCAGCGGATACAGCTGACGCCATATCATTTGAACTCTCCTTTATAAGCTGTTTAACTAAACTATTTACTGCCATTATTTATCATCTCCTTTTCTCATTATTTTTTTTATCTTCAAACCAATTAACGGTACATCTTTCTCTGAATATGTATTACCCTTTTTCTTATTACATAGACCACATAGAATTTGAAAATTTAATTCATTTAAACGATTTTTCCAAAAGTATTTTATTGGTTGTTTATGGTCAACTAATAAACGTACCCCCTCTACATCTTTAATTTTACAATGAGCACATTGTTTATCAGATATAGATGTTAAATATTTATCTCTAACATCTATCCATTCAGAAGTTTTATAAAACTTACGGCATTCAGCAAAACTTCTAATTTCTGTCTTTGATATACCTAACCGTTTCATTTCTCTAAAAATAAATGGTTTATCCATTTCACCACCAGACCAACTTGAGTTGGAATATTCCTCACCATATCTAGGTCTTGGTAAAACTTTTCTTGACATACTACTAAACATATTACTTTTCATATTCTTTACCCAAAAAATGATTCTAAAGAACTTATATTCTCTGATTTCCATCCGATAACATCCAATATATTTTTAACTGGCTGTAAGAATGATTTATCAAATTGTAAGTCGTAATCAATATACTTCTCTAAACCAAACTCACTCGGCAAGACGGTTGCAATAGCAATCACATTCTCACCGAGTATGTTTGGCTCTTTCAAATATGCAAACTTAATCTTTTCACCATCACGGATTAACTGATACTTCTTTGTTAAGTTTCTCTCCTTGAGTTGATGGTTAAACAACAACGTACCTCTAACGTGAATAGGTGTTGCCTTGATGTAAATATCTTTTGAAGATTTGTATTTAGAAAGTCCTTTGACACCTCTAGGAAAAGCAATGTCACTAAACTTTAATGTTCTGAATACCTCACGAAAATCTTCAATAGCTTGTATTACTGTTTGCTCGTCTGTATTGATAATAGTGTTTATCAACGATTGTATGTTCTCTCTGCACCATTGCGGGGTAGAACTTCTAACACTTTCAATACCCATTATTTTTAGTTTTGGTTCTTTATATCTTACACCCTCTGAATCATAAACATTAAGTATATATCGTTTCTTAGCAGTCCAGATACCTTTATCAGCAATTGATTCACGTTTCATCACCATCTTCTGCTCATACGAATTTACATACACATGAAGGTCTTTATAACATTCATCAATATATGGTTCAATTTTATCTTTGCACATTTTGTCCAAGAAGGATATAATCTTTTCAGTCTCAGCTCCCTCTCCCCACACTTCATTAACAAGTTTATCAAATGTGATGTATATGCTGTCCGTATCCGATGCGATAACATAATCCGTATCTCCCGTTTTTAATAAATCGTTGATGAATCTATTTATATACTTTTCAATCCAACGAATTGACAACTGCCCCGACATCGTAACAGCTTCTGCCTGTTCGGGTGAGTAATATAAGAAATATTGATTTGCTAATGCACCATAAGCACTATTAAGAAGAATCTTCTTAGCCATCTGGACATTATTAAATTTTGATATATTATTTACAACCTCTTCTTTATTTTTGTAATTACCGTCTTCTAATCTCTGCTCCTCTTCAAGCATTTTCTTTTTGTAAATAACTCTTTCATCATACATGGCCTTCATCAACTTTGGTAAAAACCCTTGGCGTTTTGTAGAGAAGTGCTGACCATTCGGAGTCAAGGTCATATTCATTTCTTTGAGATATTTTGTATCTAATCTTTTCTCTAGTAAACCATTAACACCATCATTATACTTAATCTTTAAAACCTCATCATGTGATATGGTTTCTGGACTAATATTGTATTGCTGAATCAAATGTGGATAAAGTGAATTCAAGTCAAACGATACAACCCATTTATGTAATCCTAAGTGTGGGTCTTTTACATATCCACCTTCAATACCCTTTGATTCACCTCTATGGCGATTCTGTGGTACAGCAATATTCTGGTCTTTCAAGAAATTGTAAATAATCGTTTCCCAAGTTTTTACCGGAGAAAAAACATCCTCAAAATTAATCTTAGACTCATAAGCTATAGTTATGATTAAATCCAACAACTTCATCTTATCGTCAAGTTTCTTTACAATCTCAACGTCTTTGATGTTATATTCGATAAACTTCTGGTAATCCGTCTTATATAAGTCATACCCTTGCATCTGCTCATCAGTGACTTTACCCATACCAAGCTCAACTTGGCCAATATAGTCCAAACGATAGGATTCACGGACTTTATAGGTATACTTCTTATATAAGTCAATATAATCCAATGTCGATACACCTATAATAGTATAAAACATATTATCACGGCCTGCGATAACTACATTCCTATCGACTACTCTGTTTATAGGGGAAAGGTGTTTATATTCAAGGTTAAGGTATTTCAGTCTATTAACGATATAAGGAATATCAAAAAACTTACAATTCCAGCCAGTAACAATATGTGGCGGATTATATTTCCACCAACCTAAGAAGAGTTCCATCATTTCTTCTTCGTTATCTGAACGAAAATACTTTATTGTTTTTTCGGGATCGTTAGGAGTATACTCACCTGTACCAAAAACATAATAAACATCGCTGATGCTATTATGAACAGTCAAAGATGTTATGGGTGCGTTAGCTAATCGGATATCTGGAAATCCATTATCCGAAGCAACTTCAATATCAATCGTGTAAATTAATATTTTAGACTTGTCCCATTGAACATCATCAGCATATTCTTCAGAAAGATATTGAAAAACAAAATTCTTGTTTCCGTAAACTTTAAAGTTAGTTACATTATCATATTGCTCAAGAAAGTCTTTACATTCTTTTATTGAGCCAAATGTAACATCACCTAAAGGTTTATTATCTAAACTTCTAAAGGTTGCTTGTTCTCTTGGAGTGGTGACGTATAAGGTTGGTTTGAAATTTACAGTTTCAGAGTATTCCTCACCTTTATTATCTATTTCACGCACATAAATCTTATTGAAAACCTGACTAGCATAAGTATAAAATTTCATAGTGTATATATTATATCAAAAGAGGGTTCATAATACAAGGAAGAAGTTATGAGATAATACCCCCTGTATCAGTAGGTACAACAATACCTGAGCCATATATACGGCTATATTCATTCATAATAGTAGAACTGGGAGTAGCTACTACATTAATAGATTCTTCTTTTAGTGTATATTCTTTATCTTCGGAATATGGCATCCATGGCTGGAAAGCAATCTGTTCTTTGCTCACTGGAATCATTACAACTGGATTAGTTATTGTTCTAGTTAATTCATCAAACTCACCAATAAGCTCTTCACCGCTTATCATCTTTACAATCTTCACATTCATCTTTTTTCTCCTTTTCATTTTCAGTTGGTTCGTCAATTCTTCTATCTAACATATTTCCAAGAGCACCTGCAGCTGTATTTAAAACAAGTTCTCCGATAGATGAACATCCAGTAAACAAAATAAAACACATACATAATAAAATACTTTTAATCATAAAGCAAAATCATCATCATTTATTTCAAAAGGTTTTTCTTTAGGTTCTTTTGTGGTTTTAATAGAAACATTACCAATTGTATACTTAGCTTGTAAATCCCATTCAGACTTTTCACTGAAAGGTAAAATTTTCATTTGACGAATACTAGTAGTTGGTTGTGCTTTTTCGGGTGAAACAATTTCAACCAAGTCCCATTCGTTTAAAAGATTTACAACTGTATTTCTACGTTCAAGATCGTTCTCGGAAATATTAGTAGGTTTACCATCAAGAGCAAAGAGCTCTTTGAAATGAACAATATAATATTTACCTTGTTTGTGGAGTATGTGGCAAGATTGAAATAATTTCTTTTCCCTGCGTGATGCTATTCCAATTCGTGTGAGGGTTTCTTTAACTTTCAAAAAATCATCATCTTCTTTCAATCGAACTTCTATCATGTCTTCGATTGACCATTTAACATTCTCATTCATTTTGTGTTCCTTTCAAATCAGCTTCAATAATAGATATAATACATAATATAGTTATTTATAATATTAAGAACTACCACCTTTGAATAGTTTATTTCGTATGTTTTTAATATCCTTGTCAGTCAAAACTGACAAGGCTGTAATACATTTGTCTGTACTATACTTATAATACTCTTTTACAACTTCCATGTTCTCATACTTCTTACCCTTAACCCAATACTTCTTTTGTCTCTTTTGTTTTGGTACAGCTGCATTGATAAAATCATAGTGACCTTTATCACTTATATCAGGGTATCTATTCAACTCATTGATATAGTGAATCAGGTCATTGTGATATGACAAGGTTCTGTTAAGAAGAAACTGCTTATAGTCTTTCCTATCAGGTATATCAGAGTCATACTTTTCTTTTGTAATCAAATCATGTGCATACTCAAAGGGATTCATTTAGTCTTCCTCTTCTTTAGGAGGTTCATCAGATTGCCAATCTCTAAAATGTGCTTTCAATGTTTCATCGTATGGATTCCAATGTGTGCCTGCCCTTGGCAAAGAAGCTTTCTTTTTCTTAATCTTCTTTTTAGGCCGTGACTCCATTCGTTCAAACATATCCTCAGGCCCTGCCATGTGATCTGGACGTTCATGGTCTTCACCAAATTGACTTCCATACCTTCTATGAAAATCTTCTTCATCTTTTATATCCTGTTGCAACTTTCTTTTTTCTTCCTCAGCATCATCAAGAAATCTATCTTTATATTTACTCATTCGCTTACGAAATTCATCAACCCGTTTTTTCTTTTCTACATCTTCATCTTCATCACGCCCTTCATCTATCTTATTTCGTTTTTCAATAATATCATTCTTAATATTATCAGGCATATTGTCCCACTTACGCATCAATGTCATATTAAGATTATGGAATATACGATTATATAAATCTTCATCTTCTAATGCTGATGCTAACGCTAACACCAATGAAAATGTTTTATTTAAATCTTCAACATCACCAACATAACCCTCATCTGAATTCTCTAAATCGTGACTAATCAATTCAATAGAGCCATCATTCCTAACAACCAAGGCACTATCATCTATAGAAAGGTCAATAAAAAGATGTCCATTTTCATCAAACTTAGGAACATCTGTATCTTTAGGTTCTTCTTTAGATTTATCATCACTTTTAGCTAAATCACTAGGTGTGACTGGTTTTTTTGGCTTGTCTTTTTCTTCCATCGTTTTACCCCCTTTACATAATTTATTTATAATACTCAAAAGGTGTCGAATGAAAATATTTTTCATCACATAAACTTAAGCAAATCTGCATTATCTTCAATTTTTAAAAATCTATTATTTAACTCACATTCCCAATCTTTTGACATATTATTGAATACTTCATCTAAAAAGATCAAGTTGTCATATATTTTCTTTGGAAAAAACTCTAAATAAATTTCTTTCATATTTGACTTTAAAATTCTTGTAACATTTTCAAGATACTCTAATTGCAAATATAAATTATGATAAGCTATACTCATATTAAAATCTCTAAATGATATTTTTTCATTTCCATCTTTATCAGTCTTATAATGATTAAAAAATGAATAAACATCTCCTAAATCTTCACAAATTGGACAATGACATGGCATCTTAAAATCTTTTGATAATTTTTTATAATCAATGGTATTAGGCCAACTCATAGATGCCATACCTGTACCAGTAATATATCTAGCTTCTGTAAAATAACCACCAAAAACACAAGTTCTATTCCAATAAGTAGAATCATATGTAAGCTGTATATCAATACCAGCCTTATTTAACAACATTTGAAGATATTGAAAATAAATCATACTCTCATTTGAAGTAACACCAAAAATATGAAAATACTTACATTCTGATCTATCAAACTCACCATTTTTGATTAAAAACAATATTGCAGGTACAATACGACCTAAATTGCCTCTAGTACCACCATATGCCCAACCCTCAAACTGATACTTCTTTATTTCATCATACCACTTCTTAACCTGTGGTATGGTTTGACCCTGTATAACATTTAAGATTTTTGCATCTGAACGTGTACGATTTTCTGCATAATGTCTTGCAGAGTTTACTGACAAATCCAAACATTCTTGATAATCTTTATAAGGTGACACTGGTTTTCCATCTCTCATCATTCCAAGCGTAAATGTCGGTCTATCAAGAATTGGAAATATATCACCATTCTGTTCTGACCATTTCAATGCTACATCATCTGTATATTTTACAGTATTAACCGTTGAATGTGCTAACTGATATCCTCCACTATCAACAAATACCATAGCATCTTCAGCTTGTATTGTTTTTCTAAAGTTTTCTCTTTTATGTGATGTACCGGCAGAGATCAACATAAAATAATTCTTGAAATAAGAATCATTATCTTTTTTATAAATCCTTAACGATTTCTTTTTATCAAAATCAGTTTGATAATCTTCTCTAATATGTTTATCATCCTTTTCCAACAATGTCATTAAACCATCACTATAAGCTGGTATATATATTGCGTCTTTCATATAACTCCTTTACTTGTTAAGGCTTCACACCAATCATAATCTTCTTTTCCTCGATAATTCTTTTCAAGTACAGAAGGAATTAACTTTTCAAGCCATGGAGCTTCCCATGGATTGTTTGCATAATAATCTTCTGGAATATTTATATTGTTATTATGAAGTGAAATCCATTTACGAAAACATGGTTTACACCATCCACAAGCCCTTTCGGGGTCTAAAAGAAATCTTGATTGTGGATCATAACAACTCCATGAAAGCAGTAATGCGTCTGCACTTCCACCCTTTTCCAGATACTCTTTAACAATCTCCGTCTTTGTTTTATCTTTATATGGAGAACTAACTTTAAAAACACGTTCCTCAGTCCAATGTTGTTCCTTCCACATATGATTTAACAAGTCTGTCATTTTATCATAGAAAATTGGGTCTTTATCAAATGACCTATCTCCTTGAACACTTCCAAGTATTAGATTTTCACCATACATAGAAGCCAACAACATCAAGTGTGCATTACGATTCGGAACGATTGCATCATCACGTTCAAACTGACTTAAATTTAAAACACGGGATAAAACAACCAATTTATCTTCATCCAAATAACCATATTTACCAAGTAATTGTATTTTACTACTTTCTATCATTTCATATTCACTGCCAGTTGGAATATACAATAATACATCAGGCTTCATTAAATAGTCAAACATCAAACTATCCATGCCACCAGAATATAATAAAACAGATTTACCAGTAGCTTTCTGTTTACCACTAGTTACCATGTTTACCATTAATATTCTCCTACAGTATAAATAGGATTTGTCTTTAAATCTTTAAAAGGTATTCTGATATGAAAATCGTCTGGATGTACCAAGTTTTCAATATCTTCATTTTTTTTATATGGAATCACTTTTAAAGGATAATTTTTCCAATTTGGTACAAGAAACAATGGCAACATTCTATATTGTGTTAATTGAGAAGTTATCCAAACCATATTTACGGGTGCAATTTGGTTCATTTCATTCATACTTTCTATTTTCCTTTCAAGTATAGAATACCATGGCCAATGTAAAGTTTGTGAATTGGTATGGTCTAATTCAAAAAAACATACCAAATTACCATCTTTGTCATAAGCAGCCAAATCACAAAAATCATACTTTCCATTTATTCTTATATCTAAATTAGGAAACCTTCTCTGAAGGTCATCACACATAACATCTCGACTACGTTTATCATCATAAGTGTTTTTTTTATATGTTTGCTTCATAGAAAAATTTGAAATCTTTTTACTATACGCTGTCATTATCTCATCCCTTTCATATTACTTAACAAAGAAAAGAACTCGGCCTTTGTTGCTGGTTCTTCACGGAAAATACCTCGAACAACAGATGTTACCATATCACTCTCATGCTCTTTGACACCTCTAGCTGTCATACAAAAATGTTCTGCTTTAACAATAACAGCTACACCTTTTGCTTCAGTTTCTTTCTCAATCATATCTGCGATTTGTTCAGTCATTTCTTCTTGAATTTGTGGTCTTGATGCAACCCAATCAACCATGCGATTGAACTTGGATAAACCAATAACCTTCTGGCCAGGGAAGATTCCAACATATGCCTTTCCAGAAATTGCTTGGAAATGGTGTGCGCAAGTTGAATTAATTGTTATAGGGCCAGACATATAAATCTGGTCATACTGCTTTGCATTGGGAAATGCTGTAACACAGGGTGGGGGATAATATCTACCACGAAAAATCTCATTGATAAACATTTTAGCTACACGTTTTGCTGTTTCTTGTGTATTGTGGTCATTCTTTGTATCTATAACCAAAGAATTCAATACACCTTGAAATGATTCTGCAACCTCTTCTATAAGTTCTTTTCTATCATCATCATTAATAACATCATAGATTGTATCGTTAGCTAAATAACCATCAGTCAATGCAGCTTTAATCTTTTCAGATATTTTCATTATATAAACTCCTCTCAATTAACCTAAATAAATTGCACTATTAGCTCCATGCTCAAAACACTCAACACTATGTAAACTAACTCTCCCTTCTGTTTTTTCTTTAAGGGTTGGTGCTACATATACATATACCAGTTCTGCAAACTTTTCACAACCAACATTATCCAATACCCAAAGCTTACACACCTTTTTCTCATATAAACCTTTAAATAATTCTACCTCAGGATCATCACTTGCAATAACTAAGGTATGGTCAAAAGTATCTTCCAGAAATTCTTTAATCCATTTGCAATCACCAAAATCATAAACCCAATTTCTTTCATCTAAAGTATCTGATTCAAAAACAAAACGAAATCCCAGACTATATCCGTGTAATAAGCTACAATGGCTATGGTCTGCTCTCCATTGCCTAAAACAACAACTCAAACCTCTATCATTACCATAAGTTTTTGTACTTTGATATTTCATAATCCACCTGCTACTCTTTCCCAAGGATATACAATCCACCTATAAAGTTGTTCATGTATATAAGAAACATCATCATCATTTTTATTTCCAAATAATGCAAGTAAACAATAGTCAGGATTATTTTGAAATTCTGGTAATTCTTTAATAGCTCTAAAGGTTGTACCAGTATCATAAACATCATCTATAACAAGTAATCTAGGAAAAAACTGTTTACATTTGTCTGGTCTAATACTAACATCATCTGTAAGGTTTAATAACCACTCTGCTTTTTTATCATTACCATCCATGTGTTGAAACTTAACAATACTCATGGGACATTCAAGCACATTACTTAAATGAACAGCTATAGGTAGTGAACCACGATGGACACCAACAATATGTAGACTAGGAACTTTTTTATATCTTTCTACTATATCTTTAACATCTTTTAAGTACTCATCATAATAATAATTATATTTATTCATATCACATTCTTATTTGTAAGGTTTAACATTTGGGCTAGTATAGCCATTTGTGTTGACATCACTTTAACTTCTGGTGATTTTGAGTTTTCTTGAATCAACCTATTTTGTTCTTTGAGTTGATTCATTAAAATAGTAAAATCATTTCTTTCTTGTAACCAAGACTCAATAGAAAGTGCTGGTGTTAAATATGGTCTGGCATTTACTTCTTTAGCTTCTTGATAATGTCTTACATAAGTTTCTAATATTGTTCTTACCAATTCTGACCTTGAAACTTTTAACTGATAAGCTATATTTGCTAATAAATTATTAACTTCATGTGAAAGTCTAAACTTTCCAAGACGAATATGTTTTCCGTTTTCATCTGTATATTTATCTATAAACATCTCCTTATCTAGTACTTTATCAACTTTAGGTATACCTCTTGCTCCTGAACGACCTCTTTTTTTCACATCTTTTCCTGCCATCATGTACCCCACTCATTTCCAAAGAGATTTATATGTAGTCTAGGACTATACTTATAACCATGTTTTAATGTTAGTTGTGCTACTTCATATTCTGTTAATTTCATACCATCACTTGTACCACCTTCAGGCATTAGATATACTGCATCTATATTAACTCTTGCGTTATCATACTCTTTTAATGCTTGTTCTACTTCTATTATATCAAATGCATCTCTAACAACAAACTTCAAATACAAATATGAATAAGGCCATGCATTATATGATGCCAATGCTTCTGGTCTAATTGCATCACTAAAACTTTCACCACTATTGGAAAGTTTAGGTGATACAGACCAAGTAATTCCACAATTCTTACCTACACCAAACTTTTGCATATACTCTGGTGAATTTTCTGGTGTAAAGATTTGTGTACCATTAGTTTCAAATGTAACATATCTTGTTTTCAATAATGGACTTGTAATTAATTCTCTTACTGCTGGTTGAAAACCTTTAAGCAATGGTTCACCACCAGTAATAACTAAGTGAGCTCCATCATCTTGTTTTAATACAGGTGACAAATCACCTTCCATTCTTTCCTTTTCACCATACCAGTTTGTAAGCTCATCCATCTTTTTAATGATGGTTTCAATATCATCATTCTCAGCTAGATGACCCCACTTCTTTCCCCAACTGAATGAACTATCACACCCAACATGAGGAACTGGTAAATCTTTAATTGTTTTTACATTAGGATGGTTTTGGTTGTGAGGCATCTGAGCTTCAGGTAACCATTTGGATTTATCTCTATCTTGACCGAAGCCACGACATTCAAAGTTACAACCAAACAACCGAAGGAAAACGGAAGGCACACCAACGTACCTTCCTTCTCCTTGGAGGGAATAAAACATTTCACTATATTTAAGTTTATTCATAATATAAGTGTACCATAAAAAAGTTTATAATACAAGGAAATAGTTAAGATTATATGAAATTTGAAAGGTGAGCTGAAGGTCCTTGATATAAAGTATCAGCTTCATCAAGTCTACCAGACTTCACCAACATCCTTTCTTTCAATCTTTTAAAAACTACTTCACTATGATAGAAGTTATTTTTATCTTTTTCTTTACTATAAATCATATTCAACATAAACATTATTTTTAATCGTGCTTCTTCTGTATACTGTGTATCTGTTGAAAATTGACTTTTAATTAAATGACACGGTGCATGACAAAGAGTTTGAATATTTTGACCATCTTCATTTCCATGATCTTCGTCAATATGATCTCCGTCTAAAAAAGAAAAATTCCCAAATAACGTAAAATTATATAACATATCTGAAGGACAAACAAATCCTAATCTTCCATCTTTATTTTCACAATAATTTATTTTGTGATGTTGATAATTCATTGTAGGATATCCTTTTTCACTAGTTGTATTAATACGAGAAACTTGACAAAGTTTACATTCAAACTTACCATCCCATGTTCGCCATTTACGACTTCTATCCTTTCTTTTGCCCATACCATCAGCAAGACCAAATTTACAATAACCACATTTAGGTCTATCTTCTATTTCTATTATACTCATACAAACTCACTATTCATCATAAGTTCTGTTAAACAAGCAACCATATTGATTTCTTGATCTGCAACAAAGGCAGACTTGTAAGAGTAATCAGCTATAGTCAATACAGCCTGTGGCACACTTCCTTTATCCAGTTTTGTAAATAGAGAGTCATAAACTTGACGGTATAACCTCACATGGTCATTGTCAATATTCTGTGCAACCCACTTACGCATAGGTGTAAAATCTTTTTTCTTTAAGAAACCAATTAACTCATCAAAATTTTCATTTGATGAAGATTTCAAAACATCAGGATCAATCGTTCCACCTATAGAATGCTTCTGGAGCTCATTCAAAACCCTTCTAAAATCTGGAAAGAATTTTACAACAAGTTGTGCAACTACATCTGGTTTATACTTCACTCCTTCACCATCTAATATACTTAGTACTGCAGCTGAAAACTTCTGAGCAAGTTCTGGCTTTTCTTCTTTTGGTATCTGAAAATCCACGACAGAACATCTTGAATGAAGTGCTGGGATAATTCTGTTTTTATAATTACAAGTAAAAATGAAACGACAATTATTTGAAAATTCTTCTATCAAACCACGCATTGCAGGTTGGACGGAATCCTTGTTCATATAATCTGCTTCATCTATAATGATAACCTTCTTGCCGCCGGAAAGACTTACGGTTGAAGCATAACTACTTATAGTAGTTCGCAGAGTATCAATCATTCTGCCTTCATCACTTCCATTAATCATCAACCAATCAGTTTTGAGCTGGTTGCATAATGCTTTAGCAACCGTAGTCTTTCCGACGCCCGATGTGCCGAATAATAGGAGATTCGGCAACTCCCCCGATTCAACAATCGACTGGAAAATATCTTTTGTTGAATCAGGTAAAATACAATCTTCAATCATGTCTGGCCGATACTTCTCAACCCATAATATATTATCTTTCATCACAATCCTCTCTTAAATAAAGTTAGGGCCAACAGTCCAACAAACTATGGAATATCTTACTCCTTTCGTTACTGGCGTTACTCTATGCCAATCTCTACTATCAAATACAATAACAGTACCAACCGATTTGATATCTCTTTCTACATCATGGTCTTTATCATCATAAGGTTTATCACCATTATAAAATTGTAACAAGCCACCATCATACTCGGTATCATCTGTTAATGAAAAAGTTAAAGATAATTTTCTGCCTTCATTTGCTAAATCTTGTGGTGAAGCATCCTGATGCCAATCATAATGCCCACCATCCTGATATCTAGCAAATTGAATAGCTTGAAAGTAATCTAACTTATATTTGAAAAACTCTGCATTTGCTTGTCTGATAAATCCCCAAACTATCTCATTCATCAAGTTTTCTCTATCAGTAATAAAACTGACAGCTGTTTTTCTTGCTTCATGTTTAGTTTCAGATTTATCATCGTTATCCTCTTCAGCTACATCAGAGTAACCTGATTTGATAACAGAGGCATCTTCAAAATCAGAATTTTGCAAACAATAGTTTAAAAGTTTTTTACATTCTACTTTTGGTATTGCTTGTGGAAATATATAGAATGCCATTCCTACTCACCATAATCAGAATTAGCTTCCAAGGCAATCCAATATTCCAATTCAACATTTGCATCTTTATTCACGAAATGAGAAATACCATTTGCAATGGTAACATCATAGTCGCCGGGAATAATCTTCAAGTTATCTTTCTTAAAGACAATATTGAATTTCTTTGTAGCACCAGTTCCTACTTGTACAGAATAATCATTTGAAGTATCATTATTCTTATTGGTTGCATACAGATAGAGCCCTTGTGATTTAGGACAACTCTTTAATCCAATATCAGCAAGTTTAAGAACATTTGCTTTCTTCATAATATCTTCAAGCACATCATTCTTCAACTCAAAATTGATATCACTCTCAGGCATATCAATGTTTTTCTCGGGCGGTGTTACAACCAAAGAGGGCTCTGCATAAAAGTATTTACCTTTACCTTTTGCATCACCAAGAGTCATAGATGCATCATTAAATTCAAACTCAGGCTCCGACATAGTAGAATGAAAACCAATGAATGTAGGCAAATCATAAATTGCAAAATCCTTTGGAAAGTTTTCTTTAACTACTGCCCTTGAAAGAATATTCTTCAATGCAGAAATGGTTTTGATCTCATTCCCTTCTTTAATAACAATAGACTGATTAATTTCAGAATAGTTTTTCAATACATCCATAGTGCCTTTACTTATTTTCATTACCAATCTCCTCTTCAATAGTTACATTACCAACAATAGGTTCTTCTTTTTTCTCGGCTGCATCAGCTAAAACTTTTTTTGCTTCTTCTGGTGTTTTTGCATCAGAAGCATTTAAAATTTTAAGTGATTCTTCCATTTTCATTTTTTGCTGTTCTTCTGGAGTTGCATCCTGATATGCAAAAGTTTCTTCTAATTTCAAATCAGGTTGTTTATGTCCTACAAAATCAGAGGTTTCAGTTTTCTTTGCACCAGCTTTCATTGCCTCCATCTGTCTTAACACTTGAGGGTCTTGACCAGCTGCTGCAATTTGTTCTAATATTTCTTCTTCTTTTTTTTGTTTTGCGTGTTCCTCTGGTGAGATATTAGGTTCAATTTTTGGTTGTTCTGTAGTTACTGCACCAGAAGCAGCTTGTAACTTTTGTTTTGCTGCTTCAACTTCCATACTCTTCAAATCATTTTGGGCATCTGCACCGAAATAACCCTCACGCACCGTATTCTTAAAATTATCAACCAAATGTGCAATAACTTTCTGATCTTTCTTTGCCCATGCAGCTGCAAACAAAATGATAGGAGAAATCATTCCCTTATCATCCATCAAAGGTTTATTATCCGTTCCTGCTAATTCGATTGAACCATCTGTTTTAATCATAATAGCAGAATCACCTTTTCTCAACTTCAACATCTCTCTAGCCATAATCACCACCCCTTTCCAATGTTTATATTACCACGATTTCTACCTTTACCGAAACCAATATTAAAATTAATACTTCCTCTTCTTCTTGGACTATTACCATAAATAGGTACTTGTGGCCTACGACAACCAACCTCACAACCACTAGCTTTCATATCATCAATTTCTCTTTGCATACGTTCTGCTAATATATCAGAGTTTCTCTGTTGTCTATTGTCCAATTCATCATTTAATGCTTTGTATCTTTTGTTACGAGCAACAACTTCTTGATTTTGTAAAGTATCTTTAAATGATACACTCAAAACATCAAAACTCCCAAAAAGTTTTGGAGTTAAGTTATATGTAAAATACTTTTCAAATGTTTTAAAATCAGGAACTGCTTTGATAAAAATACTATTGTTTTTATTTAGAATACTCTTTACAGGAGCTTTGGTTTGACAACCATTACTCTTGCAGATTACCCGATCAACATGATGTTTATAAACACTAAAAAACTTAACTGGAAAATTATCAATCCCTCTTCCCTTGTAAGTAGCTTTAACATTCAATAAAACATTTTCATCTTTAACAGAACCACTAATCTTTTCTAACTGGATATGCTCAACTATATTCTGAATTTTCTCCTTAAATAAAAGATTATAATTTGTTTCCAAAACTGTATTGTTAGGTACTATTATAACACTTTTATATGTCTGAATGTAAGGAAGAAGTTTAGAACTTTCAACATAACCATCATAATAATATACAAGTGCTTTAATAATCTTACCATTGTTATAGAACGTATCAGCTTGTCTTAAAGTTAAGCTATTCTTTGAAACAATATTATTAATCATTTCAGAAAGAGTATCTAACACGAACTGTCGTTTAATAACAACCAGAGAATAAAAAATCTCTTTGTCTTCATCATACCAGCCATCCTTGATTTGAGAACCTTCAAGGAGAAAATCACTCTCCGAACTAATGGAAGCTTCGGAGAACGATTTATCGGTGCTACGATAATCCTTAATAGTAGAATTGACTTTGACTCGGATACTCTTAATCAATTCTGCTCTTGCTGATTCACTAGCAGATACAGTATTTTCTTTTGAGTATCCAACACCTATCAGGTATTGAGAAGAATCATAACTAGGATGACCCCTTCCCAAAACCCAATCAGGTGCGGGGGATGCTTCAACAATTGAGACAAAAAACAACATCATAAATGTAAGTAGATATCGCATAATCAATTCCTATTTTAGATTAACAGTTTGTAGAACCACTCCAACAATCACCATTTGCAAGTTTGCGTGACTCTGCTTCCATTTCGTTATGGAGTTTTTCAGCACGCGTTTTGATTTCTGCCTGTACCTCTTTTGGCAACTCTTGAAAAGTTTCATTAACTTCAATGTTATGCTCAAATGCATCATAGTCCAAACGTGCAAGAGATAGAAACTCACGGCGTTCTGGAATTTCAAAATGGTCAACAATCACAACACCACGCATAGTTTGTGATACAACCACTTTCAATGCAGATTCAGCATTCTGCTCTTCGGAAGAATTATCAAAAGAACCAGCAGTAGTATGAGCTTGATAATCTTTAGTCAAAGAACTAATATAAAACTCAAACACTTTTGCCAAATCACCACGAGCTCGGTCATCTGCGACCGTTCTCTGTAGTGAATAGTTTTTAATACCAGTTGCAGAACCAACACCATAGAATGCTTTACCTCTTGAATCAGTAAATGCTCCACCACCCTTTAATACCCAATCAGGTGCTTTATATTCTGCAAGTGCTTTAGGTGCAGGTGTATCTGGAATAGTTGGAATACTTGAACAAGCGGTACTCAAAAGCAACATAGTAAATGCCATAATATAGTTTTTCATTTCAAAATCTCCTTTTCCATTTCATTAAATAATGTTTCTTTTTTTACTCTAAACATCTCATTCATTTTAAAAGTAAAATTTCTACTTCTTTGAATAATGAGCTGAATCTCTTTATCATAATTTGATTGAGAAATCCTACCCGTATTATATCGGGAACACAATTCTTGATACTCAGCAACCATGTATTGAAGATTATCTCTCCAAACTACACCCGATTGACTACCGAATGTAACCTCTGGGCCGATTCCCCAAAAGAGGCCACCTGCTTTGAAACCTAGAGTTATACTGCCACTCTCATATTCCATTACCTCACAATCTTGTTTTTCAAATCCATATACAGGACTATGAAGTAATAGAAATATGATTATGTAAGTTATTTTATACATTAGAAAGACACTTCTTCGGTGTTTTCTTCTTCAACTTCAACACCAGCTTCAGCTGCAATATCTTCAAAAGAAGCACCAGCATCCACTTTTGTATAAAGGTCAGCAAATGATTCTTTTGTTTCATCGTCAAAGCGTTCCAAACAAAGTGTTATTGCTTTCATTTTGTTATTAAAGATTGAGTGAGTTTTTACAATGTCAATCAATCTTCGGGTTGTAATGATTTCATCAACAGCACCTTCTTTGAAGGAACGGCGGATAACATCTGCCCATTTAACAAGTTTGTCAACAAAATCGTCTTCACTCATTTCTTTCAAAGCAAACTGCTTTTTAAGAATTTTAGTTTCCGATTGTACTGTAGGATATTCTTGATAAAATGTAGCTGCAAATCTATCCAGAAATGCTTCATTCAAAATGTTCGTTCCCATAAAACGGCCATCAGAAGAACCTTTACCTTTTGTATTTGCAGTAGCAACAATATTGAAACCGTCCGCAGGATATACAACTTCATTTATCTTTTTGAGATAAATTGGTTGACCTTCCATTATAGGTTGAAGACACATGATTTTATGAGAAGCCAAATCAACCTCATCAATCAATGCAACCGCACCAGTTTTCATTGCAACAACCAATGGGCCATCCTGCCAGACGGTTTCACCATTTACCAAACGAAAGCCACCTAACAAATCGTCCTCATCAGTTTCAACGGTAATATTAACTCTTACCATATCACGCTTAAGTTTAGCACAAACTTCACGAATCATTGAAGTTTTTCCGTTACCTGATAATCCAGTTACGAAAATCGGATAAAATATTTTTGATTCAAGAATAGATTTAATATCTTTGAAATGACCCCATGCTACATATTGAGGGTCTTTTTTAGGTACAAGATTTACAATAGAAGATTTCAACTTTGCCATAGACAAAACAGCTGGTTGGACTTCTTTTTGAGTTGGAACAACAACAGGCTCATTAATAATATCCATATCTTTTTGAATGGATTTTTTAACTTCTGTTTTTAATACATCTGAGGATTCAGATATACAATACTTACCACGACCACCATTAGGGGATTTATTTTTACATAGAACATGCGTATGAACATAAATCCAACCAGAGCCAAAATTGCCGTCTGATTTTTTAACTTCACCATAACCCCATTCTTCAAATTTTTCTTTAGCTTCTTTAATAGTAAAATCAGATTCACCAAAAAGCTCAGAAAGTTTTTCCAAATATTCTTTTTTCATCTCATTGTTTGTCATAATATAAACTCCTTATCATTTATTAATTCTCAATTGTTAAGTATATTATCTCATATCTAAGCAGATAAGTCAAGGAAAAAGTTAAAAAAAATGGCTCTGTAAGTCCTTGTAAACAAAGGATTTTACAACTTTTTTGTAATTAAATCAATAAATCTTGACAAAATCACTCGACTTTTACGAAATTCTGTCGATTTTGCACTGAAAATCGTAGCCATTTTTCGGGTTGTCATTTTTTCTTCAATTTCACCCGTCTTAATAACTTGTGGGGCATTTCCGATAACATAATATTCATCGTAACCCTCTTGAGTTTTGATAAAATAACCATCCTTCTTTGCTTTACTATTCCATGCACTAAAATCATTTTTCAATCCAAAATTTCCACGATAATAATAGTTAGTCATAGGATATTTTTTACCGAACTGCCCATCCAAGAAAAATCCAATTACATTACAACCTAGACGATCTTTTACCAGTTTGAATAACTCTGGTGTCATAGTTCTACGTCCCTGTATTTTGTAATTTTTCTTCATTTTCTTATCTTGAATAACTACCTTTTTATCATAAGAACTACCTATAACACCTTTGTCCATATCATACTTCTGGCTCATATCATTTCCTTCGCCATCAGTTATCCAAACAGAATGAACTTCTTGAACATTATTATTTTTCTGAAAATCTTTAATCAAATGTTCAGAAGCAAGTATTGCACCATTCAAAGGTGTATATCCTAAACTATCTTCAACGGGGATAGGATACTGCTGATAACCTCTATGAAAAGAGTTTGCAATAACACAAATGTTTATCAAAGCTTGATTGAACTCTTTAACACTCATTCGACTTGAAATATAGTTTTTCAAAGTAACTTTACTATCCACTGCCAAATCATTATGGCTATAGTTAAATGTTCGTTTTTTACCTTCACCTACATGAACATCAGTAAAAGAATAAACCTCAAAAGGAATATTCACTTTCTTACAAAAAAGAACCAACTCAATCAATTGTTTAATACAACCACCCATGTTAGAAGCCATTGAACCAGACCAATCAACGAACATAACCAAACCATGATTTTTACCTTCTGGCACTCTAACATTCTTTCTGAAAACATCTTCATTATATTTTGCAGAAAACATTTTGTTAGTATCTAAAACACCCGTTTTAGTTACAAGAGTTCGTTTGTAAATGTCAGCACATTTCTTTCTTTCAAACTCCATAGCCATGTGATTAACATTTTTAATAGAATCTTTTTTAATTTTTGCAACAGTTGCTTTTGCTTTATTGAATATTTCACCAACTCTTGCTTCAAAATTAGTATCATCGAAATGCCAATCATATAGGTTGCTTCTATTCACATTATCAGTTTTATCTTTTGAAGAATTCCAACCCTCAATAGAATAATACTCATTAAGAGGTTTATAAGCATCCTTATAATCTATAATGTTATTATAGTTGATAGATTCTGGAATAGTTAGATACTCAAATTTTTCATGTACGTTTGCTAAATCTTTTAGATTATCTTCTACATTCTCATATGTTTTAGATTTCAAATCATCAGGCTCATTATCAGATTCTTCATAATCAGGATTTGAAGTTGAATTGGGAGCTATATTCTCTTCGGAATTTTCTTCACCCTCTTCGGTGCCATCATCTTCTTCGGAATCACCATCTTCGGTGCCATCATCTTCTTCGGAATCACCATCTTCTGATTCATCTTCACCTGATTCTGATTCAACTTCTTTTTCTTCCTCTTCCTCTTCATCAGATTCATCATCAGAAAAATCGCCCATCTCATTTTCTTCATCAGCCATCGTATAAGAATCTTCATCAAAGATAGAATTTTCATCATCTTCCTCTTCGCGATTCTCTTTGATATAATCACAAATATCAACACAAACTTTTTCAAGCTCGTCAAACTTTCGGATTTTATCAATTCTATCAATAAAAGATTGTTCGATATCATTAAACTCAACGATACCAGCGATTGCTCGTGGAACTTTGAAATGAAGATTGATTTTATCAAGCAAATTGATATTTGTCATATCCATTTTAGATAAACCGAAAAAATCTTCTTCAATAAGATAATCATATCCCCTAAAGAATTGTTTTACCAAGCCAGGATATTTTCGTTTCATCAAAGTTTCAATTCTTGCATCTTCAACAACATTAACACAATGCATTGAAGATTTCTTAACTAAAGCTTTCAATTTTTCTTCACTATTGGGAGTAAAAAGAGCATGACCAACTTCATGGCCTACAAGTAGGTCATATAAATGGTTGGGCATATCTTTCCAAACAGGTAGGACTAAAACACGATTTTTAACATCAAACATAGCAGTTTTGACTTGCTGATGCTGGATGTCAATATCTTCCATTGCTAGAAGTTTTGCAAGTTTTTCTTTAGACTCAATTTTTACCATAATGTATAATCTCCGTTTCTCAATTGTTATGTATATTGTAGCAAATTCTGCTAGATAAGTCAAGGAAAAAGTTTAATTAATTTACGATTTCTACTATGTCGTAAACCCTTGTAAATAAAGGACTTATGGATATTTCACCATAAACCCTTATATTACAAGGACTTAGAGGCTATTTAACCAATATACCCCATATGCTAGAGTAACACTAACTGTTAATCCTAACATTAATCGGAGAAAATCGGCATATAACATGGGGAATATTGCTTTTTTGTGTCTATTTGTATAGGTAAGATTTCCATATCCCATGTGAACCAATATCCCAAGCTCTCTGCCTGCCAACATTCCCATAAAAACAAATGTAGTTGACATGGGGATGCTATTCAGTTCTTTGAAAAAATACAGAACAAAACAATAAACTAGATCAATCAATGTAGCTGAACGCACATACCTAGTATTAGTTTTGGATAGTACAATTTCTTGAATTCTACCACCTCTCTCCCAAAACATAAAACCAAGTCCTAATAACATAACAACCAAAACAAGTGCTTCATATGTTCCACCTACAATAGATGGATTTTCGTATCTAGGTAAAAACACCATAATATTT